TGTCGATACGATCCAGACGGCGAGCATCAGCGGATTCCGCAACAAACTTCTGTTGACTTAGCGTGCTGATCCCAAGCGTCGCCATTTGCTGCTGTAACTCCTGTATTTCCGCCGACTGCGCTTCAAACGCGCTTGATGCAGGCTCCACGTAATAGACCTTATTACCCGGCTGGGTCGCCATCGCGTAATTAACGCTGATCGCCATATCCTTCGTCTGGTCATCCCAGCCCTCAAGGACAAGCATCGGTTGCGAAGCGATATGCAAGCTGTGGATAAGATCCGCTTGCCGTTGATAATGGGCCAGATTGAGATGAGCAATATCCAGCAACGGCGGCTTACTCGTCAATGTATCCGTTTTATTGGAATAAATCGTTACCAGCGGAATCTGGCCAAGTGAAAAATCACCTGATTCAACCAACTCGTACTCCGCTGTAGCGTCGGATTGATCGAAGCTAGAGGGGTATGGGAACGCCCCTTGCATCTCTTTTTTCTGCTCTTCCTGCCGGAAGACACGATAACGACCTGGCTCGATGACACGAATTTGGTCATAAACTTTCTCCCCGAACTCACCGTCAGGCACAACGGCTTTTTCACCAATACGAACTTGCGTAAGGTTGCCGTAGTTGACTTCTCGGTCCAGTCGCCAACCATAAACTTGGGTCGGATCCACTTCAATCCAATAGGGCCGACGATTAAGAGCACGCTCCTCAGCAAGACTTCTCGCGTCCGATGGCGCAGGAAAATCAACCAGAGTGTGACAGTGCCCATAAGTCAGGGCACAAATCAGGAGCCGTCGAGCGTACTCATCTAGATCTGATCCACAACCATCAACATCCTTGTTAAAGACATTGGTCCAATATGGGTCTCCTTCAACACTAATGGGTTTACGCAGAATCAACCCGGCTGCCGCTCGAATCAAACGCTGTGTATATGGCGTAAAAACAGACCGATTGACCCGCGCTAGATAGGCGCTGTAATCCTCGCGTGGTTCTAGCGGTAAAAATGCTTCTGAGTTGTCACGTAAGTACTCTGTGCCGCTTGTCACGGCTTTCATAATCTCCCAGCCCTTCATCTGGTCGATTACTGCCCGTGTCCGAACGAACGGACTGTCAACACCTCCTAAATAGGAAGAGCTGACTAAATGCGTTCTTACCAGACCCGGCACAGAGTAGGTCATGACACCTCAAAAGTGAGTTACTAACAGCCCCATCGACGACGGGCCGCTTTACCCCGTACACCTGTCCATCCACGACTACGAGCGCAAAAAGACTTCTTACGGGCAGCTTCTGCTTTGCTTTTAGGTTTACCCGTGACTGGCGGCTTCAAGTTTGAACCCGTTTCACGGTTATACCTAGCGCGGCCTTTAGCGGTAAGACCAGCGCCTTTACTAGCAGGCAGTTTTTCGCCACGGCCAACACTAAGGTTGGGACCACGCTTGCGTTTTTTGCGCTCTGCCATCGTTCTAACCTTTACTCAAGGTTGGAAGTAATGGTGCCGCTGGTGACAAAGTTGCAAGTGGCAACAACCAAATCTCCAACAGTAGAACTGATGTCCATGCTGGTAATAATTCCGCCAAAAGCAACAGAATCAGTTCCTGAAGAACTGCCAGTGGTAAATAACTCAAACGAAGCGTCTGCAGCATCGCTGGTTTTTACAACATCCTCAATCAGAGCAGCTTGGCCGGTTGCATCTGGATCGTAAACCAGTTCAACAGTGCCAGAGCCGCTGACCATACTGCCAACAAACTGACGAAAGGTGTTGCCGTGGACCGTAGTGTCCAACGTGTCTTTCGTGATGTTCAGCGTCCAGCTACGAGTGCCGACAACTGTGGCAAGACTGCCAGCACCGGTTTCAAACTGGACCGATCCTTGCTCTCCGCGAAGAACAGCCATTTTTAGACATAAGAAGGGTCTATAACCCTGAGTCTAACTCTTTACGCCCGTCAAGCCACGCTAATTACTTCTTAGCCTTGCCCTTCGGTTTGCGCTTTTTAGCAGTTTTGGCCGCTTGCTTAAAGTTTTTTGCCGTTGGAGCGCCCGGATCACCTGGTTTACGCATCTTTTCGCCTGAACCCGCCTTAATTCGACGCCGTTTGGCCGCGATATTGGCGTACAAACCACGTTTTTTGGCAGGCATGGCTAAAAACCTCTGTATTTACAGTGTAGCTCTCACATCTTCTTGCTGCCCTTCTTTTTGCCCTTGGGCTTTTTTTTGCCACCGTGTCCGTAATGACCAGGCATGACGCAAAACGCGACGTTGCACCCAGTCTAAACAGCTTTAGACCCGTATTCCAGCGTTACTCGCCGCTTTCTACCGCTAGGCGAGTTCCAACGGAAAAACCTGACCTGTACTGACGGATGAAGCTCTTCCTCAGGTGATTGCAACGTCTTCCAACGGTGATCACACTCCAAACAACGCCGCTCACGCACACAATCATTGTCCTGCGACGTATAACGCCCCATCACCTTGGACTCCTCTGATCCGCATTTCGGACAACAAGGCGCGTTGAGCGGACGAAACATCCTCAATACAAGCGGTATGACGTGGCCCCCAGCGTTTCAGGCTTCGCTAGGTTGAACTGTTGCAACACAAGATACCCGAAAGCATCAAAGGCGTGGTCCACTCCTAGGTTTTTGTTAGGCAAACCCGTCCCGGGGGCATATGTCAGCGTCCGTAATGACTTGATTAGCTCCTTACACCGTGGATGAATCTTGACTCTGCGCGTTCCAGAAGCATCCATTAGACCCGTGTTGACCGCTGTAATCTTGTCGCGAATTTTCCACGGTGATCGCGGTGACTGAACGCTAAAACCACTACGCCTGAGGATTGCGTGGTCCGTTACGCCTACACCGCTAGTCTTTCTAGCTCCGCCTGTTGGGTCAGGACATGCGATAACTCTGCGATCTACCCCATAGCGACGGGTGACTTCTTCCGCAAAATCCCAAGTGGTCGCTCCACCAGTCAACGTAATCTCGTCAAACACATATAACGTGTCCTGATCCTTGACTGCGCAGATGCCGCTCATTGGATCTACGTTGAAGTCAACGCCCAGCAGCAACGGCTGAATTGAAATATCTTTGGCTTCTGTGGAAATGTTGTCATCAGAAAAACTGATGGCCACCAAACCAGTTAAGTTCTCGAACGACGCTTCGAATTCCTGGCGGAACGTGCGCGAATCAAGTTGAGCGCGGGCTGCTTCGACCTCTTGCTTACTGACGTTTCCTCCTTCAATCGTCGTATAACTCCATCGCTGCCACTCTCCTGTTTCGTCGTCTGGGACATAACACCACAAGTCATAAAACCAACTAGCTGTACCGTCTGGCGTCGAAATAAACAACGCCCAACCCTCCTTATCCGCTAATGCAGGTCGAATTACCTCAAACCAAACCTCTGAATCCATAAATGCCGCTTCGTCCAGCACCACACCGCTCAAACTGCGGCCACGAAGCGCCATTGCGTTCTCTGTACCCTTCAATTCAATCGTTGAACCGTTAATTAGCTCGATCCTGAGATCCGTTTCGTTTTTAGTGTGGATCCAAACCTTCGGAACTAACTTTTTTAGGGCGCGCCAAGCAATATCCTTGGCCATTCGGTACGTCGGAGCACAATAAAAAAACGTTTCGCCAGGTCTGTTGAGCGCTCCACGAAGCAGCTCGACGCATGAAAGGTACGATTTGCCAAATCGACGACCCGCAACTAAAACACGGAATCGTTTGTCGCTTGAAAAAACTTGGCCCTGTGCCCATCTCAGGTTGACGGGCTCTGCTTTTGTGCTCATGGCTAGTACATTACACAGGTTTTCAACCCCTACCCCCCTTTTAACCGTGCCAGAAGACAGTGTGGGAGGTTATTATCTAAAAAAAGGTCGATAGGTTGATGCCTGAGCCTCTAACGGATCGCACCACTCAAGCAAAAGAAGATCGCATCAGGCGTCTCTATCGACGACAGCTTGATGGGCTTTCTGCTCGTGCTCTCGTGTACGACCATAAAGAGAAAGAACAGATCTCAATCGATACCGCTTGGCGCGATTGGGCAGAAGTTAAAAAGCTCGTTGATGAAGACTGGCAAGCAGACCGCGAAAACATGCTTGCGCGTCTTCAACACATGCACACCAAACTCTTTCATCAGGCTCTGAAGAAGGGGCAACT